TAAAAGATTAAAAAGGGGAGCTGCTCTCACGAGTGGCTCCCCTTGCTGTAAAATAAACCTAAGAAATAATACAAAAACTTATATGAAACAGTCCGAAATTATACGAATTAACATAGGCTTATATATCGCGCACGAACTTATTGTTGTTTGTGCTTTTTGTCGAGTCCGTTGAGATGGATGATACAGTTTTCACACGATGTAGGATAATTGACCGGAAGAAAGAAATGCTTTGTATTGTCTTCGGTCTTGATATCGTCTTTTTTCATCTGCGAGACCTGTATAATCTGGTCGTTTATCTTGTTGTATTCGGTGGAGCCCGGTTTGAGTCCGCCGTTTTCGATGAGTGTCTGCAGCTCAATGAGTTTCTGTTCCTTGTTGGTGGCCCGTTCGAGAAGCCCCTTTTTGTCCTCACTCATTTTTTCACGGATACGATCTGTCTGTTTCTGTGCGAGCACGCTCTGCACGTCGTCGATGCGCTGCTGTACGCCCTCGTTTTTGAGCAGTGTTTCCTGTGCCTCCTGCTGTGCCTTGCGGTTCCATGTGGCCCCCTTGCGGATGGCTACGGTCCACGCATCTTCTATGGGCCATCCGACAGCCACGAGGTCGGCAAACGCGAGCTGTTCCGCATTGATGTGGAACTGCCGTGCTGTTTTCTGTGTTTTGCTTGTGATATCCAAATCCATAGCTTAAAAGATTAGTGTGCGGAATTCCACTTATTCCAGTTGTTTTTATCATCTATGGGATTGTTTCCGTTTTTATCCCATGTTTTTCCGCTCCGGTTCGGTCTGCCCTTTCCTTGTCCAGTATTGACATCCTGCCCCTTTGTGATGCGTGCAAGTGCTTTCTGCTTTTCTATATCCATCTCTATGGCTGCCCTCTGTTCATCAATCTTGGCCTGTGCGTCGAGTTTCCGTTTCTGCATGTCTTCACGCATGACACGGTCTATTTCATCGTTTTTGGTGTATTTTGATGCCCGTTCGGATGCCGTCTGATGTGAGATAAAGCTGTTCTGCACCCCTATGGCGAGATTTGCCATGAGTTCTGAATCATTCTGGTGTATGTAGGGCTCAATCCATGCATTGACATTCAGGTTAAGCAGCGAGGCCTGCCGGTTTATCTGGAAGCCGTAGGCGTACTTGACCATATATACGATACGGTTCAGGAACGGAAGGAGCCGGTGTGCGTCGTGTATGGCCAGCTCGATAGCCGGGGAATAGAGCAGCTTGATGGCCACGCCCGGCAGGTCTCCCGACTTCAGCTCGGGCGGCTTGACGCCGAACGACTGCTCGAAGATAGCATCGTACATGAGTGAGAGCTGTGTATTGAACGCCGGTGCGACATCGGTCTTGTCGAGGAATCCTGCCTCGTCATCAGAGTTGGGCATTTCAATGTATTTTATTGCCCCCGTGAGTTCGTCGGGTTTGAATTCGACGCCGTCACCCTTCGAGTACATGATAGGAAAGGCGTACGCCTTGTTGCTCTCGCACAGGTATGAGAATGCCTCCTCGTACTGCTCGATGGTGTTCTGCGAGAATATCCAGCACGGACCGTCGGGGTTCCGGTGATAAGCCACGGGGACGAACGGGAACCCGTGTTCCTCCTGCGAGACGATGGTATATCCGGACAGTCCGAATACATCCTTTATACGCTCTATGATGTTGTGCTTCGAGATACCACGCTTTGCACGGTAGATGTACCTGTCATCCCATACCTCCACCCATTCGGTGACGGCGCGACCGTCCTCGTCGAGGTCAGAATATTTGCGTGCAAAGAGATTCAGCTCTCCCGTGATGGAATCGTAGTGCGGGTATAGCGTGTCGCCGTTGAGATATGACAGTGAGCGCATCTGTGCGTTGCCGTCCTTGTCATAGTAGCATACAAGTGCACAGTCGCCCGTTATCTTTTCTGACGACACCGCCTCGTAGAGCCGGAGTTCCATGTCCATATCGAGCCACCCTTGCCTGAAGTCGAGCAGGTCAATCTGTTTCTGCCGTTCCGTGTCCTCATCTTCTGTTTTCCCCGAGAGTTCGAACTGAACGTCGTTTCCGCATACATGTACTGTCTGCTTGACATAAAGGACACGCTGATAGGCGAACGCTGTGCGTGTGACAGGCTGCTTGAAATACTGCCCCGTATCGGGGTTGTACTTGTAGATGTCAGGAAACATGACAGGGTCCATGATTTTATGTCCAGACGGATAGAACTGCCGCAGGAAATCAGCCTGCGTGAGTATGCGCATCTGCAGCCTGTCGGTCGGTTCGGATACCCTCTGTCCGCGGTATACCGTACGGTGAGCCTTGTAGCCTTTCGGCATGACCTCGTAGAATGGCTCCTTGACGAGGATTTCGCTGTAGTTCAACAAATCGTCCATTTTTCCTTATTTTTTATATATGACAGTCGGGGCGACGACATTATCTGTCTAAATACACCACGTTCCCTTTGCCTTTACGTGTTTCTTATGCTTGAGTGTGAATATGATGCGGAAGATGACAGATTCAAAGAAGTCGGGCGAGTGCCCGATGATTTTCTTCATGTCGCATTTGGGTATGAGCTGGAACGCCTTGCCGTCAGATGCAGCGGTACGCCGTATGCACTTGCGTTCTTTCATGAGAATCTGTCCGAGCGGCGTCTTTCCGTAGCCGTGTCCGTCGAAAGTCGTGTGCAGCAACCTGTCGTCGATGGATATCTCGAGGTCGCGTATTTTCTTGTACATAAGGTATGCACACTGTGACTTCAGGTCCTTATACAGGTTCTTTATGCCGGCTTCCTCGGCCTTTGACATGGCTATGGGCGATGCCTGGTTGTTGAACGGTACGGCGTCGGGGAAGAATCCCGTGAGAATCTGTCCGAGCCCCTGCATGTCGTACGTAAAATCAGATTCCTGTACGCCCCACTCCGTGAGTTTTTCCCTGACTACATTGAGCAAGGCTTTCGCATCGAACCGGCATACAAATACATCCTTGATATGCCACCCCTGCCAGAGCCACATGACGAAGTTGTCGCCGCCCTGCAGGGCTACGTCGGCCGTGGCGTAGAGACGGCTGTCGCCGAGCTGCTGCGCGTTGCCATAGAAAGCAAGCATGTCGTCCATCTTGATCATGTCGTCTCCGGCGGACCGGAACTTCCAGTTACCGTCAAGGTCGCGTGACTGCTGTTCCTCGTTCTGGTTCATGAGGTTGGCGATATATCCCGGGTCGGAGGCCATGAGCTTTTTGTTATCTTCGAGTTTTGCCTCGACGAACGCCACGGACTTGATGGACAGTTCCGCCGGTGTGCCGTACTTGCTGAATTTCGGCTTCCAGTGGCGCAGTATCTCGTCCTTGCACTGTTCCCATACCTCTTCGCGGGTGTCTCCCCAGTATATCTCGTTGACATCATCCGACGGCATATAGCAGTAGCGCAGCACGCCGTTGCGCTCGGGTATGGGATAGCCGTCTTCATCTATCCACCACTCGATGAACTTCGCCACCCACGAGTCAGGGTCAGGGTTGCATGTTCCCCAGAACCGCGAGCGCAGATGGTGGGCGTTACGGTTGATGGTCATAAGATACTTGAACTTGTTGTACGGACAGTGCGTAATTTCGTCTATACCGATGAATGCCGACTGTTTACCCTGAAAGCGTTTCTTGAATTTCTCGAAGTCGCCCTCGTAGTATGAGAAGCGCAGCTTGCCCCCGGCGTAGAAGTTCCATGTCATATCGTTCTGGGACTTGTTGTACACACCGTACTGACTAAATATTTCACCAGAAGTCTCGACGATGTCGTCGAGGTCGGGTTTTTCGTTACGGAGGATGATACTGCGGAAATGTCGCTTGTCGGCATCCTTGAGGGCCTCGAGGAGAAGAGAGTAGGACTTGGAGTTGTGAGTAACGATAAAATCCTCTACCATAAAAAGAGAGTTAGTGTTATTTACCGCAATACAGCAACATTCCTGTTCGCCTACATACTCAAAATCCACTATACGGCGCATATATTCGCTTATGCCCCCGTTGAATTTCGTGCTCCTTTCTCTTTTCCTCTGAAGACGAAATAGTCGGAAAGAATCTTTTATCTTAATGTATATCTGGTAGTAATCCTGACATTCTATTTTTATTCCATCTTTCACATAAGCACCTTGACATTTTGTTATGGTGGCAAGTCCTCCAAGACTATTTACCAAAAACTTCACATCCTCTGCGAGCCGTCTGCTTACCGTAGAGAACGCGCAATGTCCCCTTTTGTCAATTGTAGTTTCTTATTATTAGTATTC